TCTATGATGACTGAGTGGTACTGGTCAGGTAGCTTGGATGCATTTGCTGATATGTGTAACCTACGCTGCAAGTCTGATACACAGTATGAAACACAGTTAGTAGCTTGGGATATTTATTATGAGATGAAAGAGTTGTTTCCTGTGTCTTGGATGGCACTGACAGAGGAGATTGCTAATGAGAGGTAACATTAATGGTGCAATCAAGGCGTCAGCTATTGTAGCGTTACTGATAGCTGCGCCACCAGTACTGATAGCTATGACATATGACGAGTACCCTAAGTACTGTAAGCTGTCTATCTTAATGCCGTGTATAGGAGTAAACCATGAAGAGTGACATAATCAAAGTGACAGATATAGAAGAGCATGAGGATGGTAGTGCCACACTACAAGTAGAGTGTGACCCTGCTACATTCGCAGCCATATTTGACGTAGGGTTTGTGACATTAGTAAAGAGGGGTCTGGAAGATGAGAAGTGGCAGACATGTGTAAGTTGTGGTGGCCCATCACAGAATGATACCTGCGGCTTCTGCCTAGAGGAAGAGTGATTATCAGGAAGCGTGCGGAGATTGTCCACTATATTCTCCGCACATATTGCGGCTTCTGCCTAGAGGAAGAGTGATTATGATTAGACCTATGACGCAAGAAGAACGAGAACGTGCAACTGAGAGGAGACTTAGTAATGGGTAGATACGCAGTTCAAATAGAGATTGAGAAGGGTGAATACACCTTCGTTAGAAAGGAGAACCCTTGGACATACGACACTAAGGTATGGGTCTTCACTAACCGTGAGGAAGCTGAAAAAGAAGCCAAGAACTGGAATACTGGCGTAGTGGTGGATTATTTATAATGTTGTTCTATACTGTCCTTGTCTTGAGCTACACACTCAATGGAGACTACCTTCAAGCGAAGGTGGTCTTCCCTAGTTATAAAGCTTGCGGTGATGCTTTACCTGCCTTCTACGAGCCTATTTACGCCATTGATAGAGATGCTATCGGTCAGTGTCTGAAGACTGACGCCTTGTCTAATTCAATAAAACCTAAAGTAAGACCAAAGATTCTTCTTGACAAGTGACAACCGAATCAGATTAAACCGGTATAATCCCTATACTAAAGTACGAAACTAAAGATAAAAAAGAAAACAGTAGATAAAGGAACTATTGTATATGTCTTGGAGAAGTCACGTTAAATGTCCTTATTCTGATTGTGGTTCGTCAGATGCTTTCTCTTACAATACAGAGAGCAAAGCTGGTAAGTGTCACAGTTGTGAAAAGAAATACCCTGCTGAGAAAGGGTACGAAAGTTGGGCCTTAGAAGAGTACCCAATCAACCAAAGAGGAGAAGTTATGATGTTGTCAGCCCGTACCGAAGAAGAGGTCTTTGAGGGGTGCAGGGGAATTACGTTAGAGACTATGAAGTTCTTTAATGTGTCAACTGTGCTTGATCGATCAAGTAAACCAATCAAGCATGTTTACCCTTATCCTTCTGGTGGTCGTAAGATCCGTGTCTTACCAAAGGAAGGGTTCTTTCTTGAAGGTATGAAGACAGATGAGTTCTTTGGTCAGAACTTATGGAATACTGGAACAGGTAAGATTGTCACTATCTGTGAGGGTGAGCTTGATGCTATGTCTGCCTACCAGATGTGTAACAACCCTAAATTTCCTTGTCCCTTTATTTCTCTACCGTCAGCCACACCGTCACGTAAGCTTTGGGAAAAGACCAGAGAGTACCTTAACGGTTTTGATAAGATCATCTTGTCAGTTGACAGTGATGAAGCTGGTAATGCTGTTGCCCATAAGATTGCAAAGATGTTCCCTAACAAGGTCTATCGTGTCATCCATGACAAGTACAAAGATGCCAATGACTTTCTGCAAGCAGGGGCTGCGAAGGAATTTGTCAACGCTTGGTGGGGAGCTAGGAAGTTCACTCCTGACAATGTGCTGAACACCACTAACCAGTTTCTCAATCTGTACAACAAAGCGGAAGAGCATGTGTATGTACAGACAGGTATTCCTGACTTTGATGACTTGGCTTTAGGACTTATGCAGGGTCACTTTACTGTGTTCAAAGCCAAGACAGGTATTGGTAAAACAGAGTTCATGCGTTACCTGCAATATCGCATTCTGTCAGAATACCCTGATGTCCCTATTGCCATCTGGCATCTTGAAGAGACAAAGCTTAGGAGCTTATTGGGTCTTTGCAGTTATGAGCTACAAGCGAATGTGACAAGGAAAGATCTTATTGTTGACAACGGCTACGACGAAATTGTGCAAGAGGCTATCTCTAAGATCACCAAAGATGAGATGCTGTTTCAGTTTTACTTAAACGATGAAGATGATCCCCTTCTACTACTGGATCAGATCCGTTATCTGTCACAAGCCTGTGGCTGTAAGTACATCATGTTCGAGCCGATACAAGACGTAGCAGCCAGCAAGAACGGTGATGAAAGCAAGGAGACATTCTTAGCTGATATGGCTATTAGGTTGTCAAAGCTTGCGGCTGAATTGAATGTCGGTTTGATTACGATAGCTCACACTAACGATGATGGTGCAGTCAAGTATTGTAAGATGATCGAACAACGTGCTAGTGTCGTTGTAGAGCTTCAGAGGGACAATATGGCAGAGGATGAGGATGACCGTAATACGACACGGCTTTACATCACTAAGAACCGTCCCACAGGGGCCACAGGCTATGCTGGTGAGATGTCATTCAGTCCTGAAAGCTTCACCTTAAGAAATAAGTGGACAACATGAAGATAGTTGCTTGTGATATAGAAACGGATAGCCTAAATCCAAAACACATCTATGTTGTCTGTGCTAAAGATCTTGAGACAGGTAAACTGTACAAGTTTATTAATTTAGACAAGGATGTATCAGAGAAGGTTCGGTTTAATGACTTTGCTGCTTCTGTTAGAACTTGGGTTTTCCATAATGGTCTTGGTTTCGATGTTCCTGTTATTAATAAGTTTATGGGATCAGGCACAGTCAAACCCTGTGATGTTGTTGATACTCTCGTTGTTTCCCGCCTTATTGACTATAACATTCTTAACGGTCACTCATTGAAGGCATGGGGCATTCGACTAGGTTTACATAAAGGAGAGTTTACAGACTTTGCTGGTGGTTTGTCTGAAGAGATGATTGAGTATTGCTTTAACGATGTTGAGGTCACAGCTAAAGTTTACAACAAGTTTAAGTCAGAGATCGAAGACCCTCAGTGGAAATTAGCAATGCGTACTGAGCATGACATTGCAACTACCTGCGAGGAAATGACAGGTATTGGATTTAAGTTTGATCGGTCAACTGCTCAAGAAATGTTATCTGAGATGGAAGTAAGGATGTCAGATCTTGAACAAGAGTTCCAAAAGATCTGGCCCCCTAAGCTTGTAGAAGTTAATAGATTGAAGTATCGTGAGAAGACGGATGGTACTCTGTTTGGTACTGTTAAGAATGCTTTGGCTAAGTACCCAAAGTGTGAGAGACAAGGAGAAGAGCTTGTTTGCTTTGACTACAAGACCTTTGAACCGTCTAGTCCAAAACAACGCATAGAAAGACTATGGGAAGCTGGCTGGGAGCCTGTCGAGAAAACAAAGGGGCATATGGAATATGAAAGACAAAGGTGAACACTACAAGACCTATGGGTGGACCTGTAGCGAAACTAACCTCAACACACTGCCTGACACGGCCCCAGAGGGCGCACACAAGCTGTCAGAGTGGTTGACCCTACAAGGGCGTAGAACAAGCCTTGTAGAGTGGTTAGGACAGTGCAGGGATGATGGTCGTATTCATGGTCGTTTTATGCACATTGGTGCATGGACAGGACGTATGTCACATCAGGCACCTAATCAAGCAAACATTCCTTCTGCTTTTTATGGTGACCCTAAGACTGCGGTGGAAAGTGTGAAGCACAGGTATGATGGCCCTATGAGGAAATTATGGTGTGTGGATGATGGTAACTATCTAGTCGGTACAGATGCGGAAGGCATTCAACTTAGGATATTGGCACACCTCATGCAGTCTAGGGCTTATGTCGATGCTATTGTCACCGGTAAGAAAGAAGATGAGACTGACATTCACAACGTGAATAAGAGAGCTTTAGGTATTCCGCATGTGACAAGAGACATGGCTAAGACATTTATCTATGCCTTTCTCTTAGGTGCGGGTATCCCTAAGATAGCAAGCATCTTAAAGGTCAATAGGACACAGGCTCAAGAGGCTGTTAATAACTTTCTGGAGTCTATCGACGGACTCAAAGAGCTAAAGAAAAAGAAGATCCCACACATTGCCAGAAGAGGTTACTTTACTGGTCTTGATGGACGTAAGGTAAAGGTTCCCAGTGAACACAAAACACTAGCAGGTATGCTCCAGAATGGCGAGAGTGTTGTGGTTAAGCATTGGGTGCTGGAGTGGAAAACGGCAGCAGAGAAGGAAGGCTTAGACTTTAAGCTGATCGACATTGTACATGATGAAGTGCAGGTCGAAGTGCCTTCGATGGAAATAGCTGAAAGGTTAATTGATATACAAAAGGAGAGCATGAACAGAGTTAGAGATAAGCTTGATGTCTTTTGTCCATTGGCAGTTTCGTCAGATATTGGAAGGAACTGGTATGAGACACATTGACGCATTGCGTAGTTGTAATATTTATGATATAAGACAGATTCCAAAAGGAGAATCACTATGAGTAAAACAGTGTATAAAACGTATGATGGAACATCCATGTACGCACAGGTCTTTGAACGTAACCGTGACATGGGTAGCGAAGCATACCCTTTGACGGATGTTGATGGTCAGTATAAAATTCAACTTGTCTTTGATGAGGACATGAAGAAGAGAATGATAGCTGACGGTATTCCAGATGTCATCTTGGGCAATGAGATGTTCAAAGAAACAGAAGATGGTTTGTATGGCTACACATTCAAGCGCACACATCTTCACAAGAGGTTTACCAATGACGATGGGACACCTCAAGTAAATGGACCGCCCAATGTAGTTGATTGGAAGGCATCCCAAGAGAATAAAGTGGCAGTACCTTGGGATACTGAACAAAACATCTGGAACGGTTCTAAAGTTAAGGTAAAGGTTTCGATCTACAAAGGTCGGGTCAATATCGTAACCTTGGAAAGTGTTGGTGTTGTGGAAGCAGCCGAAGCCCCTGAACGTGATGAGGCTTTGGTCTGGTAGATGGGAAAACTTACTCTTAAGTACGAAACTACGGTAGAGGAAGATGGTAGGGATCACTCAGTGACCTTTACAGAGAAAGGAGTGGAGACGATGGAAGATTGTCTCCTCTTCCTTGACGAAGCTGTAAACGGTTGTGGTTGGTCTTATTTGGCTTATTTAATTGCAGTGTATGACACCGGAGAAGAAGTATGCCATCCATCGAATCTCTTGTAACCGATATAAATCATGTCCTTCAAACAGGTGAGGGATACACTGAAGAAATTGCTCAATGGGTAGCGGAAGATGTCCGTAAGTCTCTTCTTCGTCAAATGAAGAAAAGAGAAGACAAAGGATCTCTTCGTCTTTCTGGTCTTGGAACAAAGTGTGAACGTAAGCTTTGGTACACTGTCAACAAGGCAACCCACCGTGAGAAATTGACAGCTTCTACTCTCAACAAGTTTATATTTGGTGACCTTACTGAAAGCCACATAATTGGTTTGTGCATGGCTGCTGGACATAAAGTAGAAGGAATGCAAGACCAACTTAACGTAGAGGGTGTCTTAGGGCACCGTGACTGTGTTATCGACGGTATGTTGATTGATGTTAAATCTGCGTCTAGTTTCAGTTTCAGGAAGTTCAAAGAAGGTAAACTGAGGGAAGAAGATCCCTTCGGCTACATCAGTCAGTTGTCTTCTTATCTTTATGGTAGCCTTGATGATCCTCTTGTCACAGAAAAGAATAAGGCTGGCTTCTTAGCCTTTGACAAACAATTTGGACATATAGCTTTGGACATCTATGACCTCTCACCAGAGGTAAAGACGAAGAAGGCTGAGGTGGAAAATTGCAAATCTGTCGTTAAGATGAGCAAACCCCCTGCAAGGGAATATGAACCTGAGCCTGACGGTAAGAGTGGCAACACCAAGCTTTGTACACAGTGCAGCTATTGTGACTTTAAGAAGATCTGTTGGCCTGACATGAGGACATTTATCTATAAGGGTGGCCCTCGTTACTTAATCAATGTGGCTAGAGAGCCAAGGGATGTCTTTGAGCTATGAGGCCACAGTCAGCTAAGGCCAAGGGCCGTCTCTTTCAACAGGACATACGGGATCTAATTCTTAAGTCATACCCACAGCTTGAGAATGATGATGTAAAGAGCACAAGTATGGGAGCCGGTGGAGAAGATGTCCAACTAAGCCCAGCCGCCAGAAAAATACTTCCAATACAAATTGAGTGTAAAAGAGTTAAGTCAGCCAAAACTATCTACGGCTGGCTTGATCAAGCAAACACACATGGTGATTACTTGCCTGTTGTTTTTATTAGGGCAGACAGAGAAAAACCTCTAGCGATTTTACCCGCAGAGGTTTGTGTAGAATTATTGGAGCATTTTAATGGGCAAAAGAAGTGAGTTTGAAAGAATAGAACGAGACTTCTATCCGACACCCTTCTCCGCTGTCTTGCCTTTGTTTGAGCATCTACCTTTCTCAGGAAACTTTGCAGAGCCTTGTGCTGGTGATGGTAGATTAATCAAACACATTGAGGACAACTCTTATCTGTCATGTACACTTGCTATAGACATAGAGCCTCAGTGTGACCGTGTATCAAGAGCTAATTGTTTAGACTACGACTTCGATCCAGTTGACTTCATAATAACTAATCCACCTTGGGATAGGAGACTTCTCCACCCTATGATAGATCACTTTATAAGGTTTGCCCCTACTTGGCTCTTGTTCGATGCTGATTGGATGCACACCCTACAGTCAGAAAGGTTCATGCTTTACTGCTCAAGGATTGTTTCTGTCGGTAGAGTGAAATGGATCGAAGGTAGCAAGAGTGTTGGTAAAGATAACTGTGCTTGGTACTTATTTGATGTTGAAGATGAAGGCCCGACAGAATTTTACGGGAGAATAAATTATGGAAGATGAAGAAGAGATCCGTGAAGACAGCTATAACGTACACCTTCACATAACAGTAGACAAATCAGTATACTGGCATCCTGTGTCAGAATCTGCTGTTCTGGACGATTTACAAGAGCATATAATTGATGCTATAGAAGATATAGGGGGCATCGCTGTGATGTCCTTCGACGCAGAAAGGGAAAAGGAATGATTTCAATGCGAGAATACAGAGAGATTTTAGACACATACTCTGATTGGGTAGAGGGTAAGATCTTGACGAAGGGTAATGATCGTATTTTTGAAAATACTTTAGGTCTTGTCGGAGAGGCTGGGGAAGTAGCTGAAAAAGTAAAGAAGATGGTACGAGACAAAGCACGTTATTCAAATGAGGAATTACTTAACGAATTAGGTGATGTCTTGTTTTATACAACAGCTTTGGCTAACCTCTACGGTGGGACACTTAAGTCTATTATTGAACTCAATATGGAAAAGCTTGACGGTCGCATGGAACGTGGTACACTAAGAGGCTCTGGCGATAACAGATAAGAGGTAAAGAGGATGTCAAAAAATAATTACTTGCCGACAGATTATCAAACTTTCATAGCAAAGTCTCGCTATGCAAAGTACTTTGATGGTAAAGGTCGTGAAGACTGGTCTGAAACAGTAGAGCGTTACATGGATAATGTTGTGCGCCCTAAAGCTGGTAAGGATAGCTATGTTAATCAAATACGTGATGCTATCCTAGATCTAGAGGTTATGCCTTCTATGCGAGCTATGATGACCGCTGGTAAGGCATTAGAGAGAGACAATACAGCAGGGTATAACTGTAGTTACCTACCCGTAGATGACCCTAAGTCCTTCGATGAGGCTATGTTCATCTTGTTGTGTGGTACTGGTGTCGGGTTCAGCGTTGAACGTCAGTTCATCAGTAAGCTCCCTGAAGTTCCTGAGTTGTTTGACAGTGAGACTACAATCGTTGTCAAAGATAGTAAGGAAGGTTGGGCTAAAGCTTTCAGACAACTATTGGCACTCCTTTGGGCTGGTGAGATTCCTCAGTGGGATATAGGTTTGGTACGTCCTGCGGGGTCTAGACTTAAAACTTTTGGTGGTAGGGCTAGTGGTCCAGCACCTTTAGTTGAATTGTTTAACTTTGCTATCACCACATTCAAGAACGCACAAGGGCGTAAGCTGTCTAGTATTGAGTGCCATGACTTGATGTGTTTCATTGGTCAGATCGTTGTGGTTGGTGGTGTTCGTAGATCAGCCATGATCTCTCTGTCCAACCTGTCTGATGATCGTATGCGTCATGCTAAGTCAGGAAGCTGGTGGGAGACTGCTGCACACCGAGCATTAGCTAACAACAGTGTGAGCTATACAGAGAAGCCTGACATGGAGACATTCATGCGGGAGTGGCAAGCTCTAGTGGAAAGTAAGTCTGGAGAACGTGGTGTATTCAATCGTCAAGCAAGTAAAAAGCAAGCTGAAAAGTATGGTCGCAGAGATCCCAACCATGAGTTCGGGACTAACCCCTGCAGCGAAATTATACTTAGACCGTATCAGTTCTGCAATCTTACAGAGGTTGTCATTCGTGCTACGGATAGTGTCGAGGATCTGGAACGAAAAGTCCGTCTGGCAACAATTCTGGGAACTATCCAGTCATCATACACAAAGTTCCCTTACTTGCGAAAGGTGTGGTCTACCAACACAGAAGAAGAACGATTGCTTGGTGTGTCACTCACAGGGATAATGGATAATAAACTGACAACTTCAGAAAACAGGGGGCTAAAGAAGACCCTTGAGCATTTACGTTCCGTGGCTGTTGATACTAATGCTGAATGGGCTGACCGTCTTGGTATACCTCATTCTACTGCGATTACATGCGTTAAGCCTTCGGGAACGGTATCACAACTGGTGGATAGTGCCAGTGGCATACATGCTCGCCACAGTCCCTATTATATCCGCACTGTGCGTGGTGATAATAAAGATCCCCTGACACAGTTTATGATCGACAGAGGTATCCCCAATGAGCCTTGTGTTATGAAGGGTGACACAACAACTGTGTTCAGCTTCCCTGTTAAGTCACCGGCAGGGGCTATCACTAGGAACGATATGACAGCCATAGAGCAGCTAGAGACTTGGTTGACGTATCAGAGGTCATGGTGTGAACACAAACCCTCCGTGACAATATCAGTCCGTGATAGTGAGTGGATGTCTGTAGGCGCATTTGTTTACGAACACTTTGATGAGATGTCAGGGGTGTCATTCTTACCTCACTCAGATCATACTTATCAGCAAGCACCTTATCAGGAATGTGAAGCAACAGACTACCATGAACTGCTAGAACTTATGCCAAAGGCTATTGACTGGTCTGAACTTTCAGAGTATGAGAAAGAAGATAACACAGCCGGTAGTCAAACAATGGCTTGCTCTGGTGATGTGTGTGAGATAGTGGATATTACATGACAGTAAGAAAACCATTCAATCGTGCTTTGTATGAAGCTTACGATCAAAAAGCAAAAGAATGCTTAGTGTCCCTCTTGAAGAAGAGGGGCCACACTGTTGTAAGTCAAACGGAAGACTTCTTTGCTGACGTTGTGTCACAGAAAAATGGACAGACATACTTCAATGAAGCTGAAGTAAAAGTGGCTTGGGAGAATGATTGGCCTACACACTGGAAGGAAATACGCATTCCAGAGAGAAAGAAAAGGCTATTAAAGAAGTACGAGGACGAACAAGGTGTTCTTAACTTCTATATCTTCAGGAAAGACTTCAAGCAATGTTGGAGAATTAAAGATACCCTGTTAAGAGATGGTAGCCTGAAGGAAGCTAAGGGTAGAAATATTCAGAAGGGTGAGTTGTTCTTTCACATACCCTTCACCATAGCTCAGTTGATTGAGGTGTAACATGGCGAAGTGGGACTTAGGTAAGCTTGACAGTAAAGCAGATCCTGTCAATAAACCAGTACACTACAACCAAGCCGGTATAGAGTGTATCGACGCAATAGAGGCTATGACGGAAAATATGTCAGGTAGCATTGCCCCTCATGCAGCAAACGTCTTA